CTGGGATTCTTTCCCGAATCTCAGAGGCTATGTCTTGGTCAACGGTGACCAAGGACTCGCGAGAGGCCTTGGCCCAGCGGATGAGCGCGGAGCACCGCAGACCTACTTGTCCTGTCTGGTCTTCCCGCTACTCTCTTCCTCTTGAACTTGTCTCCTTCGGCGAGTCTGACCTCATCTTCGATGAGGCAGGACTTGAAGGACAACAAGGACTCGAGAGGCACGGGAGTGTCGCCGCTTCCCTGGAACCACTGCTCGGTTGCCCGAACAGCTTTCCAGTACGAGGAAGCGCGCACTTGCCGCACGAGAGGCCGCGGGAAGAGGCCCACCTCACGAAACGGCTTCTTGCCAATGAGGTCCTGTGCGATGACGGCACTCGGCCCCCTGGAAACCAGGGCGCCGAGGCGCTGCCGCACAGTGACCCCAACGGCGAGACCGCGACCCGTGTATCCGAGGCCACCCACCTGCACCGGAAGATGCAGACGGGGATCCTTCACGATCCACGGGAAGCGTCCCTTCATAACTCGCTCCATCCGGCGCAACCAGAGGTTCTCAAGTCTCTGGTCCGCCTCCACCGGTGCCCGAAGGACCGGCGGAGGGATGGAGGGGGGGAAGAAGAGAGTCATTCCGTCCTTCAAGTACTCTCTTGGCAGAGCCAAGATCTCGCAAGCCGTCCACGAATGGTCGGCGAGGAAGGTCTTGGACCTGTTGAGCGACGCCCCCACGGAGGCGATGCGGCTGGCGTACACGTCCAGCGAACTCACCTGAGGGTGAGGCACTGGGCGGTAGCGACCAACCGCATCGTCTCCATGGGTGAGCGACCGCTCGAACGCACTGGTGGCCCAGGCGTTCACCCAAGAGAGCACAACGAAAGAGAGAGGTGTGCCCATCGGACTCCCTCTGAGGAACGACCCTTCCCCGATCTTGTCACCAAGGTCAGGGAAGCTCCAGGTCGCTCCTCGTTCCAATCCGAGGGATCGCAGCGACATGGTCAAATCCGCAGGACGGATAAGACCACGAGCTACGAGCCCTTCGACGACTACCCGGACAGCAGCGTGGGAGAGACCGTCCGTAGCCTTGGACAAGTCCAAGGATGCGAACCGCCTCCCACGCTTCTGATGCATTCCGCCGGGAATCGCACGGGATTCGCTGTCGATACGCCAGTGGCCAGGAGCCAACCAGCGCAGCGACGAGCGGACCCAGCTCCCTTCTACGAAGGTCAAGCAGTCGGGGACACCAACCACCCGAACCTTGTAGCCAGGAGCCCTGAGCGCGGTTGCCTTCATGCCAAAGGGTTTCCCCTGAGACCTGAGGTACAGCAACCCCGCGCAGCGATAAGACTCCCTAAGGTCCGCAGACACCCCAGCACATGGCCGCAGGACCACCGACGCCTTCCGCAAGCAGAAGGCGCCGAGAGAGTCCCCAGCGTAAGCGTGGAAGGAGGACTGGGTCGCCCCAGCCTCCTCACACATGTGACCGAGGTGTTCCAGGTAGCCGTCGATCCCGCCTCGAGTGGCAGGCCACTCGA